TCTATGTCAGTACTTACTTTTATTTTAATTCCTCAGCACTTGGAGTTTGAACCATGGCTATAGCTATCTTCGATAGTACATCGGAATCTACTTTATGCATGATTGGAAGTTTGTCTTCTAATGAAAAAATCTTTTCGCCATCTTTATCAATAGCTTTCATAATAACTACGTCAGCTAATAATCCAGCATCGTTTAGATTTTCTGTTTTATTAAAAAGTTTTTTCTTTTCTGCAAGAGTTATTGGTTGCCAATATATAATAGTTGGTTGACCTTTATCATCTTGCCATTCTTCCACTTCAATAGATTGAACACCTAGAGACTCAAAATGAGATTTTGCTCTGTCTATAATCTTCATAAATTAGATTATACTGTTCCTACTGTTAAAGCGCCTGTACCTTGAAAAGTAACACTTCTAGAAATAACTCCATCTAAAGTATTTGAAATTGACATTCCTGTTATAATTCCACTACCTGTATATGAAGCATCGCCTGATGTATTACCCTCTGGAAGTAATGTAAAAGCTAAAGATGATCCAACTGTCATTTCTTCTTGTGAAGTATCTGTTTCGTCAAAATGACATTCAACAGAACCACTAAATGAAGTTCTTCCTGCTATAAAAGTTTTTGCAGAATCTGTTAATGATGTATCTTCAACAACATCGCCTGTAGTTTCTAAAGTAAAGGCAGTTACTTCGCCAGTTACGTTAGATCCTGTTTTGACGACACCTTCTTTTCCGTGATGGGTTGCCATGATTTTTTCTCCTTAATTATTGTTTTACTGTTAGCTGGTTTATATCCTAGCTTCTCATAGTGTGCAAGATTATTTTCGTTTATTGTAATCTCGTCATTACCTTTGAACATTTTTATATCTTTTGCCATAATGTCTTTATAATTGATTTAATCTTCTTCTTCAAGTTCTTCTTCGTAATCTTCTTCATAATCTTCATAAGGGTCTTCATTTTCAACCTCCTCTTTGATTTCTTCACAAAGTATTGAAATCTTATCATTTAATTTTTCTATTTTGTTAATTTTTTTTTTAATGCTCATTATACAGTACCAGCTTGATGTTCGTACATTACTCTAACTATCATTGACACTCCACCATAAGGAAACAAGGTACCAGCATCAGTTTCTATGGAGACAACTTCAGTATCTAAAGCATTTCCATTTCTAGTTATATCAGTTTCTAATGCTTCTTCGATAACTTCCATTAATTGATTTCTTGCTGTGTCAATATTTGTTTCATTTGTTTTTACAAATCCTGATACTAAAAATTCTAATGTATTAATTCTAGTTTTTGCTCCACTTCCTAATTCTTGATCTTCTTTTATTTCTTCTTGTGTTTGAACTAGTACTGCTGGGAATTGTTGTTCAGATAATTCTTCTAATGGAAAAGGTTGTCTAGTTACTTTTTTAATTGTTATAGCAGTAATACCAGAAATAGTACTAGCTATATGACTTGCAATATTTTCTCTTGTACTCATAATTTTAATCTTCTTATTTCTTTACTTACTAAATTTTCAAATTGTTTTTTTATAACATTTTCTACTTTTTTGTTAAATCCAAAAAATGGTCTTTCAGGAAGATTACCTGATCCTGTTTGATGCCAATAAGCTCTCTTACCCATTCCCATGTCATTAAAATAAACTTGTGATTTGTAGTTATTGACTACTCTTGATTTCATACTTTGCAACATTCTATTGCTATCTTGTAAATCAACAGTCGTCTTACCTTTTAGTGCTGAGTACTCAGGAGAGTATGCAACAAATCTACCAGAAGTATATTTTTCTCCTCTAGTAGTTTTATCTTCAATAATTCTTCTTAATTGTTCTCCAGCTTGTTCTAATCCTTTCCTAGTAACACGAGGAAATCTTTTTAAAAATCTATTAAATTTCTTTTGTATCTTTTTTGTATTAGTAGAGAAGTGAACCGATAAAGCCATTATCTAATTAGTCTTCCTGTACCATGTAAGTTTTCTCTTTCAGCAACACTAATAGTACCACTATCATCTGAATCATATTCTACTCCATCTTCAAGTATTTTTTGAAACTCAATGTTGTATTGGCTATTATAAAATTCAATCATTCTTTCAAATCTATCTTTGTCAGCTTCAGGTCTAAATTTTGTTAATGCTGGAAAAAAGAATTTACCTAAAAATAAATAAACACCAGCTCTAGTAAATTGATCTAAATTAACTCTAGTGTTGTCTAACTCTACTGTATTTAAAACTGTTATATCTGTAAAAACATTTGACTTATATGTTTGCCACCATCTTATTCTTAACTCTCTTAAAATATCATCTGTTGTTAATCCTAACCATGTAGTAACTTTTGCATCGTTAGAAGCTATACCAAAATCAAAAGCATCTGGTTGATATGTTTGAACATTTGCTACTGTAATAACATCTGCACCTGTAAAATTTGCCATAATAATATTCCTTTAATTGATTGATGGGGGATTGCTCCCCCACCAAAAGTTGCATTAATTAAAATGCCATATCAGTTATCACTTGACATCCAAAGTCATCTTTAACGATCCCTGTACCGTAAGTTACTGAACCTACGATTTCAGTTGCTCTTAAAGATGCATCTCTTTGAGTCTCGATTTTGAAATCAGATTTCATAGCAAGACCTAATGATTGAGGATGGAATACACCACCTACTGCATCATCGCCACCAAAAGATGTAATGTTTGCATTTTCATAAAGATCGATGCCAAATACTGTTCCAGCATAACCACTTCTTAGAATTTGCTCTTGAGATTGTCCTAAAGCATTTGCACCAGTTGAGTAACCAGCCGCTGTTAGAGTTTTCTTCAAGTTAAACATTGCTTTTGGAGAGAACACACCATAGTAAGGTCTAGGGATATTCAATGTTCTTAAAGTTGCTTCAGCTTGAAGTAACAGATCAGCAGTTAATTCAACACCAGCTCCTCCTAAGTCATTTCCACCAGCAAAGTCTGAAAATAGAGCTGATAAATCTGCATCTACTTTTTTTGCAATCGCTTCACCGAAAAGTTTTCCGATGTCAGCCGCCACATCTCTTGAAGCAGTATCTCTACCTAAATCAGTTAATGTAGTCATAACTCCAACTTCAGAAGCAGTTATAGTTGCTTCAGTTGGGTTGATTGCTGTATTTGATAAATCAGTTGCTTCAGCTACTGCCGCCGCACTGATAGTTGGATATACAGGAACTGCAATTTGTTTGCCTTGTCCTGTTATATTATAAGTCGTTACCAAAGGTCTCATAACAGAAGTTTCTTGGAAGTTAAAAATAGCTTCTTGAATAATTTCTGTGTACAGTTCCGATAGCGTTGACGATGTTGTTTCGTTAGCCATATTATTACCTATTAATTGTTAATTGTTAATTGTTAATTTAGGATTTAATTTAAACCCACTTCTAGTCTTACGCATTTCTGCATAAACTTTTCTATCAGCAGGATTATTCAAATCCAAGTCGCCTATTGATTTGGGTTGTAGGCTATTACCACCGATACTGCTCTGGCTTCCTGCTCCAGACAAAGACCCTTGACGGAAATGTGGGTTAGTATCTAAAAACTCCTTTACTCTATCTTCTACAGTTAAAGGTTGTCCTTTTTCGTTATATCTGATGTTTCGGTTATTATCAAGTACTTCTACTCTACCATCATCAGCTAATTGTAACTCAGATTTTAAAAGAGATACTATTTGTTCAGGAACGACAGCTTTGTTTGTAGATGCTACAGCAAGAATCTGTTTATCAATCTTCTCAGCTACCATTTCATTTTTAATTGTTTGGATTTCCTGTTCCTTTTCAGATAATCGTTCTTGCATTATCTTTTCAAGGTCTTGTTTAGTTTTAGCTTCTTTTAATTGTTCTTGTTTAACAAGTTCAGCTTTTTGGTTTTCTTCTTCTTGTATTTTCTTCTCATATTTTCTTCTCTCAGCCATAACTCTAGATTCAATTATACTATTCAATTGATCTTGTGTAAAAGTTTTTTGTTCTTGTGTTTGTTGAGAAACTTCATTTGTATTAGTTTCTGTATTTTCATTTGTAGGTTCTGCTACGTTTGTTTCTTCTGACATATTACTCCTTATTCAGTTATTATTGTTCCGCTTTCGTCATACCAATCAGGGTTAACGAAGCTCCATTGATGACGACAATTGTATCCACCACGAACTAATAATGGATCTCCAGACTTCTTGCCTTTCCAAGACTTAGATGCCCAAAGTTGTTTGACTTCATCAATCGTAAATAGTCCTCCATTTCGTATATCATATTCCCCACTTCTTACAAGCCTACAATGATCTCTAGTTGTAGGGATAATATTACCTAAATACTTACACATTGTTAATCCAGCTTCTACTGACTTATGTAAATTAAGAGTTGCATCAAATTCTCTAAGACCATCATTTAAGATTTGGCCAGCATATCGTTTCATGTTTTCGCCTGACCTTGTTGTTGCATACTTAGATTGTAATGTTTGAATATTTTTATTTAATTTTGATCTAATTGTTATTCTTTCTGGTCCTGTAAGTCTTCTAACTCTAACTTCATCTTTTTTAATTTGATTAATTAGTTTTTGTACTTCTGTATCATTAGCAGTTGCATAGATACCATTTATTGTTTGTCTTAGTTCTGTTTGTAGTTCAGTAAAGTTAGTTCCAACTAATGTACTTTGATATATTTTATCTGAGATTGTTCTTGTAAATGTATTTGCTACATCTTTGAATTGACTAAAGGTTTGTCTTTTAAGATTTGTTATAACAGATAAGTCAGAATCAGTTAGTTGTTGGAACTCAACAGGAATCCTACCAATAGTCTTAAATGCTCTTTCAATTCTTTTTGCTTGTTTAGAATATCCCTCTCGAACAACTGTATCTGACCAAGCTAAATATTCTCTTTCTAAAATTTCTCTAATGATAGGTCTTGATGCTATTGCTGACTTTAATTCAAATAGCTTACCCTCTTTCAAAGGAAGTGTTCCAACATAAGCCATTACTTCTTTTTCTATTTTATCTAATGCTCTAATCAAATCTTCATAGTATCTAGCTTCAGCTAACTCAATTTGAGAGATTCTATAATTTGTCATTTGTTCAACAATATCGGACATGAAAGTTAAATATCATTAAAAGACAAAAAAACCAAGCAACAGATAAAATTAATTTTTTTTTGATTGGTAACAGTTACTCATTTTTTACAAATTGGAACAAATCGATTAGAACCTACAGGATGTGTAAAACCGAATGTTGTATAATGGAGAATGAAAAAAAAATGGAGAGTAAAAAATGATCATGTCTAAAAAGTATTGGGATGAACTTTTAGAGAAGTCTAAGAATGAAAAGTTAGAACCTTTAGAAGTTGTACCAATGGAAGAACAAAACAAACAAGCTAAAGAATTAGAAAAAGAAGACAAACTATTACTTTGGCAAATGAAATATCAACAAGGAGTTAAATATGAATAAGAAACAAGAAGAAATACTAAACGAAGCTATGGCAAGAGGAATAGAGTTAGAGAAATCTAAATACGATGATTGGGATGATGATAAACATTTAATCAAAGTAACTGTTTCGACTGTTGGAGATCATTTAAAATTATATTTTGTTAGAGAAAACAAGAAATAACCACTAACTATGCTCTGTATTAATTGTTGATCCTAAAAATGGAATATACGAGGGTAAGGTATATGAAAAAAACAACAATAGGAGATATAATGTACTACAACATATACACTAAGAAAGAGTTCTCAGGAAAGAATCTTGAGAAGTTACAATCTACAAATCTACAAGGTGGATTTTGTACTTTTAACCAAGCTAGAAAATTAGGTGGTAAAGTAATCAAAGGAAGTAAAGCAGTTACTAAACTTTCTAGAATGGTTATGGATGGAAAGGAAATGGAGTTTAGAAGTTATCCTGTATTCCATATTTCTCAAATTGAATTTAACAAGGAGGTTAAATAATGAGTAATTTTTTATTTAAAAAAGCATATCTTTGTAATGAACCTTTCAAACATATAGCTTACCTTGTTCATACTAAGAATGAGAAGTTCTTTAAAGTTACAGATAATCAAAAAGGAAATATTGAAGTTTATAAATATAAAGATGGAACTTTAGATATTGAATATGCTGTTTGGGGTCAAAACTTTAAAAATACTAATCAAGCATTTAAGTATCTTAGAAAGGAGGTAAAATAATGAACTTTATAGCTTTACAACCTATTGGATCTTCTAATGTTCAGTTAATAAATCTTAATCATGTATCTAATATTATTTTAGGTACTAAAAATGAAGACATAGCAATAGTTAAGTTTTCTGATGGACAAAGAGATATTGAAGTTAAAAAATCTGTAATTGTTAAACAGATTCCATTTATATCTTTAGATAATTAAAAAACTTTTGGGGTTACTGTATAGGTTCTGCAGTAACCTCATCCTCTTGTTCTACTTCATCCTGAGTAAATTCTCCAACTTCAGCTTTAGCATCAATCTCATCAAAGATAGTTCCTAACTTCTCATCATCATCTACTATTGATCTAGCTATCTCTTTGTCAATTTCTTTGTTAAGAGTTGGAGATCCTACATTGATTGCTTTCGCTTGTTGATAGAACATAAGATCAGATGCGTAGTCTCTAATGTTGAATGAATCAGGATAATTTATTTCGCCATCAAACTCTTTGCCTTGAAACTCAGCAAACATTTTAAATATTTGTTCTTCTGCTAACTGTAAGTGATCTGCTTTTTCAGATAGTCTAGCATTCAATAATTCAAATTCTGTTTGTAAGGCAATTCCTGATGCTATTTGTTGTTTAGTAGTTCTTACTGCTCCAACATGACTAATTCTATTGATTGCATCTACTTTAGTTGAAATAGAATCCATGATCGCTTGTAAGTTCTGACCACT